GAATTGAATTGATTCGAGGCCAGGCCAGAAGCGTAGGTTTGCCCAGCTTTGACGGCTGCACCTGACAGTAAACCTCCCTTCGCTGCCGCCGAGCGGTTGATTGCATCCTGCCCTTGTTGCAGATTGACCTGAAAGTCAGGCGAATTCGAGAATGAGGAAAAGTCCGCCTTTCCCGAGCCCTTTACTACGTTCCCGTTCGCATCCGTTGTATCCAGACCATATAGTTTGGCTACCTGATCGAGCGCGCTAATTCCAGTGTTGCGGAAAGGCGCGTTATCCGCACGAGCCTGGTCATACTCTCGCTGCTGCTCTTGGACCGAATTTTGAGAAGCTCTACCGGCAGCCCCGGCTGCCTTACTTGAAGCGACCGATGTAGCAGCGGCACCGACGACGGCAGCCCCAATGACGGCAGCGGCAACCATTTAAGATTCTCCCAGAAACTTGCTGTAATAGGTCTCTACAGGCTTGTAGTCGAGCTTTTCAAACAGCCAGCCAGCATCCTTGTGAAGCTTCGAGCCCATAAACATGCGCTGTACACCTCGGCGCCGCGCCTCGGCTTCGACGGTCTTGAAAAGGCGGATGCCGGCGCTTTTGCCACGGTACTCAGGCTTGACCCAAAAGATGTCCATGGTCAGCGTCAAACAAGTCTTGTAATGCAGTCCAGGCGCCACAAAGCCCACGAAATACGCCATGATTTCACCGGCCTCGCGGCCTGCGATGAACATCACCTCTCCACGCTGATCACGGGCTAGATAGATGTCGTATTGAGGGTCGAGTGGAACTCGATCCTGATTGAGCGCCAATTCCTGCCAGTGCAGCGGAAACATGGGCTTCAGAAATTCGAGGTTCTCGGTCAGAGATTCCACCGCGAATGTCATCATGAGGTCGGCAATACTCCCCGGACGTCGAAAAAGGACGTGCGGATATCAACGATCAAGTGAATACGATCATCAGCACTGTTGTTGATTACTTCATGCTCTTCGGCGTTCTGAAACCACCACAGCTCGCCGGTTCGCATGTTGACTGACTCTTCACCGCATCTGAAAACGCACCCAGGCATTGCCTGAAGCACGTAATGGAAGCGATCCCAGTAGGTCGCATGCACTGGGGTATCTGCATGAGGGAAAATACGGCCGCCTGGACGGATCTTATTGATCATGACCCGCCCTAACCGCTCACCTTCCACCATGGCCATCAAAGCGAATATTAGGTATCGGCAGGCTGGCAGATGCAACATGCCATCCATGTTCTCGCATTCGTGCTGATCTTTCTGAGAACGCTCCAATTCGGTCACAGACGACGGCGGGAAACGCAAGAAGATAGTCTCTACATCCGAAAACGGCCCTTGCGGGTAATCGCGCAGATACGTATCTGCTTGCCACAACTGTGGCTGTCTTTGTATCTGCATCAAAAGCGAGATCACGTTGACGTTTTCACTCAACCGTAGAAAGTTCCTCACTGCTTCCAGACCCTCACTCGCAATGTCCCGCTCGCAAGATCTAGCGTGCCACCTGTCATATTCAGTGTCACGACCGTCACCGTATCGGTCGCTGAGACATAGGCGCTCATCGTGAGCCCTTGCAGGTCGAGTGAGAAGGATGTGCGCGCGTAATCACCCAACACCGCGCCGGTCACCGTCACGGTCGTCGTCGTCTGTGTACCCGTGCTCAAACTCGGCGGATCGTAGGTCTTGGATCCATTCAGGACATTGGCAAGTTGCACATAGCGCGCATCCGCAGCGGTTTGCGTGATATAGGGCGCCAGCGCCGTCGAAATGGCTGAAGTGACTTCGGCATCGCGTGCAATGCTCGATGGAATGTCCGTGTCAGCCAAGACATCGAACGCCAACGCGCCCGATCGACTGGCGAGGAACCTATTATCAGCTCCTGCCGTAATCGATCCGACACTTTGTAACGTCGAATGCTGGTTTCCCAACACCGTGACCGGTGGCACATCCTGAAGCTTGGCGTAGGTGACTTGCTTGTCTTGGATCGTCGGCGTCGTGACTGAGTCAGGATCTGGAGTCACAATCTGCGAGCGCGTCCACGCATCCCACTCCCGCTGATTAGTCGGAAAGTGTTGCGAGCCTTTATTGAGTGGCATTACTGGCCATTCAGGTAGGCTGCAATGAGAGTGCGCCGAACCGGATCGGATACCGAACTGCGGTAAACCCTATTGCCTAACCGTGGCTTCCCGAGTCGATTGAAGACGGCTTTGCGCTTGAAGTCACCGCGTTGACCCAATGAGCGACGAATCTCATTGCTCCACGTACGCCCGCCATCCTCTGAGTACTGCAGCATGATCTCGGGATTGAACGTATCCGTACCCACACCCGATTCGTATTCGAGCTCAAGAGAGGCATGCGAACCATTCAGAGTCGTCGGGGACACCACGGACGACACCAAAGGATCGTCCCATTCTGTGAAAACATCGGCTGTCAGGATTCCGACCCGATTGCTCAGGGAATCCCCAACCAGGGTAACGTTATCTCCCCGAATGACGAATGCGGCTCGCCAGTTCTTCTGGCCATAACTCTGACGCTCGTGCCACAACTGCGTGGAGGCATCGTAGATAAACGTGCCTTCACTATAGCTGAAAGCGATGAGCGTATGCCCATTTTCAGCCCACGAATGGCAGATACAGTCAGAATTGAACTTCGCAATGGCCTGTTCAATCGCCGTTGTTGACACTCGAACGGGTGTGTATCCATTCACCCGGCGCAACGTGCCATCGGATGCGGCAAAGAAAGGGGCGTTGTCTGCTTTGGTAATGCCGAAACGAGAAGCCGCCCCGATCTCCATGAAGCCGGAAGCGGTTCGGGCTAACGGAAAGTCTGCCGCGCCTGAGTTATACCAGGCTTCAGCGGCGTCATTTTTGAACAGGAACACCTCGCGGTGATCTGTAATTGACCCCACGATATTCCCAGGAGTCGATTCTGCGCTTTCAAAGTCCAGTGCATTGTAAACAGTCGGGTCAAATGCGGTGTGGTTGATGTAGAACGTTCGATCGCCAGGCCCACCTATGAAATATCCATCGAGGTAGGTCATCCATTTATAGCCCGGGAAGGCCCCGGTGAGCTGAGTGAGAGTCACGCCATTCCACACGTAGCCTTGCTCGTTCGTGACGATGAGGAGATTAATACCATCAGAGGCCATATAGACCCGATCGGCGTTGGGGACGACTCCGAGCAGAGTGACAGTCGTTCCCTGGACGCTATGCAGGTGGGTGCCTGACACCACATAGACGAGATCGTTGACCCGAACACCGCCGCGCAAGGGGCCGCCCCCTACGCTCACATACGGCTTGATGCCGAAGCTCGGCACCACCGCGGCCGGTGACTTTGCGGCCGGTGGTCCCGGCTCCAGATAACAGTTCACCATCCGCTGAGCCGACAGCGGCAATGACTCGTGCTGATAGCTCTGGGTACCGAAACTGATTTGCGGCATTAGAAGAAATCGACCTTGACCGGCCGGGAGACGCGCGTGGGAGCCAGAATCTTGCGAAGCTGCCTCTCAGCTGGAGAAGCGACGGGAAGCCCTATGGCGCCTTCTCCTGCAATCTTGGAGCGACGCGGTTCCTCCAGTTGAAACTCATCGACCAGTGTCGAAGCCACCATCGCCACGATAATGTCGGCAATAGCGCTATCGATGCCGTCCGTGACGTCCACTTGGGCGATGTCCAGCTCCTCGAGCTTCGCCTGTACTACCAGCATGTGGTCTGAGATCAGCTTCGCGTCCTCCGATGACAGGCTGTTGCCGATCGGAAGCACACCCAGCTTGCGGGCCACTCGATCCCGCATCGTCGGTTGATTTATGCTCGACACGTTCCCACCGCCCGGAATTCAATAACCCTTTGGCTACGCGGTCGGGCACGTCCACGACCGCACCACTTTCAGCGGCAATGGAGCCATAGCCCGCGAAATGCCCGGACCATGGCCCATCGCCTATCAGCCTCAATTTCACAGATTGATGCAGTGAGCGAGCACCTGAAGCGTTCCGGCCGCCGCAGTCGCCGCAACCGCCGTCTGGTTCCACTGCAGTTTCGTCACCGCTGTGAGCGTGGTGGGCGCACAGGCATAGTAGGTACTCGTCCCTGCCTTCTGATCTGCAATGGCAGTGACCAGGTCCGTTGAGCCCAACGTGAGCTTGCCCACCGCCAGTGGCGTACCGTTGGTGTCCATATCCGTTGAGGACACCGTGAATCCAATCACAGTGACATTCGCCGGCAGATATCCCAGCTCGACGATGTCGCCCACATCATCCAATGACGTGGTAGCCATCGACACGCTGAAGGGAATGACGATCAAGCCGGCGCTGTACGGCTTGGGAATCAGGTGAGCAGCCGAAGCGGCCACCGTTACTGTTGCAGCAGTCATTACGCATCTCCCACAGAAGCAAAGAAGCCAGTGACAACACCATTGTCCTTCGGGGTCGTGGTATCGGTCGCACCCGTGCCGAACTGAATCTTCCCGACCTCATACATCTGCTGAATCGCGATGCCGTGCTTGGTCTGGTAATCCTTGTCCTGCGTTCGGGTATTCCAACGCTGCGCCAAGGCATAGCCCAGAGCCTGCGCGCCGCACAGATAGACTTCGCCCACATCCAGTGCACTGGATGTGCCCTGCAGGAGCCATCGGTTTGACGACAACTCCGGGATCTCACGCACGATCACGCCGTCATGGATGATGTCACCATCGGTGAACAGCGGATTGTCCTTGCCCCGATCGGCGGCATACTGACGCTCATTGATGATGGTCGAATCGCCCTTCAGATCTCGGAAGGCATTCGAGTTCGCGAACATCACATACCATTCCGCATCCCCGTCGATCTTGATCGGACGGATTTTCGGATTGGCATTCTTGGCAATGCGCTTCATAACCGAAACGGCCGACGCTGTCAGCTTGTCAGTGGTGTTGTCCACCGTAGCCAGAGCGGTCGCGAACACGTTGGAGGATGCGTTCGAGATGGTTGCGCCGAACAGTACTCGATCCGCATTGTTTGTGAGCCAGGTATTGAGCGCCGTCGCATTCGTGCTCTGGTATGAGGATGAAATACCCGCAGCGAGTCCGGTATCCCGAGGAAACAGCGCATCCTTGGCCCCGAGCGCACGGATAAACCGATCACGCGTATGCTCCGTTGACCAGCTCATCAGCACCGATTTGCCTGCGTTGCGCAGATTGATGGCCGTGACCTGTTCCTCGAACTCCGGAACCACGACACCATGCCGATACAGGCTGATCTGCAGAGGCCAGGAACGCTGGCTCAGATCCTCTTCGAAGCCTTCGAGTGTCTGATTGTTGGTCTTGCCTTGTCCCTGCAGGCGATTGACCAGCTCGAAGTAGATGGTATCGCCGGGTTTCTTGGAGAGATTCTCCTTGACCTGGACGATGGAATTCTCGTCCGTGCCCATGTACCGGGCCATGCGGTTTCCACGGATGTACTCCGTGAAGAAATTGTCGTCCCACTGTTTAACCCGTAGGTTACTGGGGACAATGGTATCTGCCATGACTTAACTCCTGGAAGCGTTTCGTAAAATCTTGTTGAGCGGCGGCGGACCGGCATAAACCTCGGTTGCCACAGCGGGGGATGAGTCGGAATTGAGCGAAGTCGGTACGGCGGGTGTTGACTTGCCGTACTTCGCTTCGAATTGCGCAGTGAGACGGGCTTCGATGTCCTTTTCGAGCTTGGATTTGTAGGCGCTGAAATCGCCGTTCACATCCTTCAACTCGCGGATTCGAAGTCCCTCGCGATAAGCAAATTCAGCCGGGTTGCGCTCTTGCCTCAACTGCGCGAACAGTTGGGGGTTCTTCTGCGCTTCCTCCAGAAACACCTCGCGCACCTCATCGAAATCCTTGTGCCGCTCGCGGGCCATCTCTTCTGTGACATTGCAGCGCTCGACGAACATCTCTTCGCGTAACTGCTGCTGGTGCTGGGAGAGGGTGCCCGGTAGATCGACCCAAGGGTCAACCGGTGCTTTAGGTGTCTGAAGCTCACGCAGACGCGCTTCCGCGGCCTGTCGCTTCTCGCGCTCTTCGCGCATGGCCTTCTTGTAGGCGGCGGCTTCGGCGTTCTCGGTGGGAGTCGTCGGTTGTGTTACCGGCGCAGCAACGGGTGTTGCTGGCGGTGCGACAACCTGTTCTGGTGCTTTCGCGGGTTCTGGAGCAGCGACGACGGGCTCTTTGGGAGCTTCCTCAGGCTTCTCCTCGGTCGGCGTCACCGAAACAAATCGCCCGTTATCATCGCGCGCACGCGAACCAATGAGACCCTCCAAAGAGGGGCTGCTGTCGTCAGCCATACAAGATTCCTTGTGTCGTCAGGATTTACGAAAACGCCCAGATGCTGGCGGCGCAGTCACTGTTGACGGACAGTGACAACCGAGATCGACCGTTTCAGCCCCGTCGTCGGGCATAAAAAACCGGCACGGGGCCGGTCAGAATCGAAATCTATTGAGCCTTGTTAGAATACCCAGCACTCAATGTCATCGGCGTAGCCAGTTCCGTTGAACGAAACCCACTGGATCCCAGCACGAGCGGTCTCAGCCCCTGCAGGAACAGAATAGATGTTGTCTACCTGAACGAAACCGGACGTCGTGGCGGTGACGAGCGGCGTGGCGCTGGTTTCTGAGATCTCCACGCCGAGTTCATTGAAGAAATACAACTTGAATCGCAGCGAACCCGCGGTAAACGCCGTAACGTTGAGATAGCCACGCTGCATGAATTTGTCGCCGGGACGTACACGCATACTGGCGCTATAGGCGATACCGTTCTGACCAGTTCCAACGATCTTGAAGGAAGCAGCGCCACTGCGAAACACGGATGTATCACGCGTGACGGTCCCCGTGCCGCTGAATCCCCAACCATCTGATCCCGTTGCAGCCACGGTCACTAGAACGGGCGGATTGGCGGCAGTCGCAATCTGCGGATAGCCTGTAGCGCCCGGAAAGAAGGTGGAACCTGAGATCTCAAAGCCCCCGTTATGGAGCGCGTTGGTATAGCCGCAGAGACGGCCATTGGTCCCTGGATGGGACTCCCAAGCGACTCGATGGCGTACCGTAGGGTTTGAATTGGTGGCATTGACGTTGACCAGTTCGGTCGAATACCGACCATTGTTCTTCCACTGCAATCCATCAATATCGAGTTGGCACTGGTTTGTTCCGGTAATATCTGTCAACTGAAACATCACCGCGCGGCCGGAGGCACCTTCAGGATTCGCCTGCGAAATACCGCCGTGACGCAGGGAGCCGCCATTTATTTGCACGTGCGTCGGAAAACCGTTGCCACCCTGCCCAGCCGCCTTGCAACTGATGTAGCCCATGGGAGATGCGCTACTGTTCTCGAAGTGATTGGCGACTAACTGTGTTTTACCAGCGCCGATGTCGAATGCGACGTTGCTATAGTCGTGTGCCACGCCAAAAAGCAACAAGTCCGGTGCATTCGCATTGGGATCAACATAGAGGCCCACTGCATCGTTCGTCGCGTTGGTGCAATTGCCAATAACGCCCTGAATCAGCGCAAGCCCCTCGCCTGAGGTTGTAGTTCCCACCACACTGAAACTGCGGCGATGAGCGTGCGTAAGCTGAAAACCACGTAGCATCAAAAGGTATGCGAGACTTCCGACAACGAAATTGTCTCTGAAACCTTGGATAACGAAGTTGTCAAATGCCTGCGAGGCCACTTGGCTCGGTGTTGTACCCAGCACGCTGATACCATCTACCGTCCCGCCATCTGTGTCAGGACCCAAGAGAAAGAAGTTCTTCAATGGCATGACTGGACAATATTGGGCGTATGGCGAGCTCTGGTTCGAAACGATTGAGATAGCCGTCCCGCTGCTCATTCCGCTCGCATCGATTAGACATCCATTAAAGTCGATTCCGATGACACCGCTGGTAATCGTCAAACCACTATTAATCTTCGCTGATAAGCCAGCCGGGAAAACGATCTGTCCACGTTTCGTGCTCGAGTAAACATTGATGGCCGACTGAATAGCTGCTGAGTCGTCAGTGGTGCCATTGAATACTGCGCCATTCTGTTGCAGCAGGGTATCGAACGAAGTGCCCGCTCCCGTTGAAATGCCAACTCCTGTGATTTTCGCAACCGTTGTGACAGTCATACAACCACCACCACAGTCACAGCCGCACTGGTTCCAGTCAATGCGGTCACATTTGCGCGAATGTTGAGCCACGTAGCCTGAATGACAAACCCGTCGGTGGCGGTCGTCGTACCTGAGAGAGTGATCGTCCCCGCGATGATCCAGCCAGCATTATCATTTGAAACTTCGATATTCACCGATGCTGTGACAGCCCCTGTTCCACTCACTGTCGCCTGACAAGTGCGATAGGGGATTGAATGGCTGAAAGCCTTTGCTGATCCAGCGCCGGTCGTCGTCACTGCGTCTAAGAGCACAATGGACGCGGCATAGCCGCTAGGGGGGCCTTGCATTATTCAACACCTTTTGAATTTTGTGCTTTCTGCGTCTTCATACGTTCAGCGTGGAGTTGTGCGTTGTGCTGGAGCGCGAGATCCGAGATTTGTTTGGCGTGATCGGACTGCTGCTGTTCCAGACGTGAGGTGAGTGTGTTGATGGCTTGCTCTTTCGATGCTCCATCGACCACCGCATTGGCCGCATCCTGTGTGGCCTTGAGATTCGCCGCGGCCAGAAGCTGGAGCGACTTGAGCTCAATCTCCTTGGCGTTGATCATTTCCTGCTGAGCCGCCAACTGCTGTTCCCGGGCGGCGAACTGCATCTCGAGCGCCTGTTTCTCGGAGGCGATCTTGTCCAAAGCCGCTTGAGCCTTGGTCTGCGCCAACAATGCATCGGCTTTCTGCTGCTTCAGGTCCTGCTCGGCCTGCAGCTGCTCCTGGGCTTTCTGCTGTTGAGCCTGGGAGATCTGCTGAATCTGATCTTCCTTTTGCTTCAGCATTTGTTGGACTTGCGGCGGAATCTCCGTGCCATCCGGAAGCTTGCCGGACATCGCATCCATGACCTTGCGCTTGGTCGTACTTGAGAGCGATGAGGCTTCAATCAGCGCTTGGGGTGGAATGGGCAGCCCACTCTTGGCCAGTTCCGCCAATACACCAAACTGCTCCTGTTGGAGCGTGACGGTATCCGGGGCTTCGTCAATGACGATATCCACGTCCATGTCGGACAGGACATTCATCGGCTCACCGGGCTGCGCCATCTTTTTCTGGACGTGGATGTGATTGTCGGGATAGGTCGAGTTCAGCGCCATGAAGCGACTGTTCTCATCATCCGTCACCCGGACCCACATCTCACCGGTCCAGAACTGCTTCACACGCGACCAGGACGCTTTCATGACCCGCGTCTGCCAATACCGCAGACGGTCGGACAGAATCCCGAGTTGGATCGAGCCGCCCTGCTGGTTCAGTTGCGTCTCACGGCCCGAACTGCTGGCTGAATCCTTGCCCAACAAGGCCTCATTGGGGCCGGTATCGGCCATGGAGGCAATGGACTGTTGCAGGAGCTTGAACTGCCCTTCGGCGAGATCCGTGTTCTCACGGACCTCGAGCTTCATCCCCGGGGTGTATTCGAGGAATCCATCCGGGCGTGCGAGTTCCGCGCGAGCTTTCTCAACGTCGTCTACAGCGCCTTTCTCAGCCGTGGCCTGGTTGACTGACAGCAGGTGTAAGGATTTCGAGCGCCGCTTGTTGATCTCGTCCTGCAGATCCTTGTAGCGCTTGACGACCCCATAACGGTTTCCATCCCGATCGACATATAGGGACTGCAGGAGCAAAGGACATTCGGGCTTTTGAGTCTCGCAATTGACGTAGACGGACTCTTTGGGCTCCTCGATGAATCCCACGCGGGTATACACCGCGCGCATCCACTTCTCCCCATCCCGGTAGTAATGCTCGACGATCTGAATGC